TGAGCTATGCTGGGCGCTACCCAGCCAACGTTGCCGGTGTTCTCGGAATTCTTCCAGCCATTGATATTTCGGCATACAAGAATGCGGCCGCAAACGGTCTTCCAGAGAGTTTCCGTACAACGATTGATGCCGCTTATGGCGGCAGCTATAGCAACGCCACAGACGGTCCAACCCATAACCCTCGGGTCATGGCGGACACCGGTGTTTACACTATGCCCATTCAGTTGTGGTGGGGGTACGAAGACGTCTACGCGCCATATCATCTGGTAAGCGCCTTCTATGCAGCCGTCAAGAGCGCTAATGCTGGCGCACCCATTACCATAAATCGTGTTCCTGGGTTGAGCGTTGAACACGCAGATGCTCCTGCCGGTGATGTGCCCAAATCAGTTATTGCCTCTTTCGCACTGTCGTGCGTGAGCTAACTTCAACCTCGAAAGGAGGCACCGCATGACTACACCAACACTGAACGATTACCTTCAACACTTCGGGATTAAAGGACAGAAGTGGGGTGTGCGTCGTAGCAACCCTAGTGGTGGCTCTGGCGGAGGCTCAAAGAGTAGTGCCGAAACCACACCGGTAAGTTCGATTAAGCGGTCCCAGCTCAAGGGTGTAACCGATAGCAAGGGCTCTCAAGTGAGCCTAAAGCGTGGCCAGTTCGTCAACGAAAAAGGCGACAAGCTCAGTTACGATGCTGTCGAAGCTCGTATTACTTTGAAAAAGCTTAGCGAGAATCCCTCTAAGGTCTCGACCAAGGAGCTTCAGACACTGATTACGCGTCTTGACACTGAGCAGAAGTATTCAAAGCTCAACCCGCCTCCGCCTCGCAAAGGCGATTTCCTTAAGGCCGCCCTCAAGGAGACCGGTCAGAAGCGAATCAAGGATGTCCTGGAGTCGACTAGTCGCACGAAGATGAATCAGCAGCTTGAGAAGCTCGGGTTTGAGACGGTCGGAAAGTCGAAGAAAAGTGACGTCGACTCTGAGGCGGTCGCTAAGGCGGTTTCTGATGGGATTAAGAAGGCAAAAGACGACATCGCTGCCTCTTCGTCTAGGTCTAAGACCGACAATTCGCAGGCTGGCGGCGGCAATACTCAGAACTCTAAGGGTTCATCCAACAACGCTGGCGGAAAACCCCCGCCTCCGCGATACCAGCAGACCTACAACCCCCCGGGTAATACTCCGAAGCGCAGGGAGCTCGCTAACCCGACTCCCATCATCACCCTCGAAGAGAACCCTGATGGGTCGTTTGGTTAATCATATTCTGTAGTGAAAGGAGGGTCGGCGATGACGCTGTCCAACACAGCGACACCGGTTTATTATGGTCAGTTTCGTGACGCAGTCCTTCGTGGCGATATTCCGGTAAACCGGGAAATTTCCATGGAGATGAACCGCATTGATGCACTGATCGCCGACCCTACCTACTACTACGACAATCAAGCCGTCGAGGGGTTTGTTCGCTATTGCGAAGCCGAAATGACTCTTACTGACGGTAGCGACCTTCGACTTCTTGCTACATTCAAGCTATGGTCTGAGCAGATCTTTGGCTGGTATTATTATGTAGAACGACAGGTGTTTGTTCCGTCCACCACCGGAGGCGAAGGTTACTACGAAGTTAAGACCATTAAGCTTCGTCTTGTTAAGAAGCAGTATTTGATCGTTGCTCGAGGTGCGGCCAAATCGATGTATGCATCACTGATTCAGAGCTACTTTCTGAATATCGATACCGACACTACCGAGCAGATTACTACGGCTCCGACAATGAAACAGGCCGAAGAGGTCATGTCCCCCATGCGGACAGCTATCATTCGATCACGCGGTCCCTTGTTCACCTTCTTGACCGAAGGTTCTCTACAGAACACAACAGGGTCTCGCGTTAACCGAACGAAACTGGCTGCAACAAAGAAGGGGATTGAAAACTTCCTCACCAACTCCAGCGTACAGATCCGACCCATGTCGATTGATAAACTACAGGGTCTTAGGCCCAAGGTAGCCACTGTCGATGAGTGGTTGTCTGGCGACATTCGTGAGGACGTCATTGGAGCCGTAGAGCAGGGCGCATCAAAGCACGAAGAGTACCTTATTCTGGCAATCAGTTCAGAAGGTACCGTTCGAAACGGTTCTGGCGACACCATGAAGATGGAGCTTGCTGAGATCCTACGCGGTGAATACATTGCGCCTCACGTTTCAATCTTCCATTACAAGTTGGATGAGATCGAAGAAGTCGACGACCCTGCTATGTGGTTGAAGGCAAACCCAAACCTAGGACGTACCGTTTCTTACGAGACGTATCACTTGGATGTTGAGAGAGCTGAGAAAGCTCCTGCTGCGCGCAATGATATTCTGGCTAAACGTTTTGGCATCCCCATGGAGGGCTTGACTTACTTCTTTACGTACGAAGAAACCGAAGTTCACCGCTACCGTGAATATCGACACCTGCCTTGTGCTCTTGGTGCCGACCTTTCCCAGGGTGATGACTTCTGTGCTTTCACGTTTCTGTTTCCGTTCGGCAACGGTGCGTTTGGAGTCAAGACACGAAGTTATATTTCAATCCTGACACTCCATAAACTTCCCGGTGCTCTTCGTGCAAAGTACGAGGAATTCATCGCTGAAGGCAGCCTTCATGTTCTTGACTGCACAGTCTTGGATATGGAAGAAGTATACGACGATCTAGAAGCATTCATTGAGCGCATGGAGTACGATGTTCGCGCGCTTGGGTATGACCCGTATAACTCAAAAGAATTTATTGCTAAGTATGAAGCCGATTACGGCGTTCATGCTATCGAGAAGGTCATCCAAGGTGCGCGTACTGAGTCCGTTCCTCTCGGTGAGCTTAAGACTCTTAGTGAAGAGCGGATGCTTGAGTTTGACCAGAAGCTTATGTCTTACACAATGGGTAACGCAGTGACGTTGCAAGATACTAACGGTAACCGTAAGTTGTGGAAGAAGCGAAGCGACGAGAAAATCGACAACGTGTCCGCCATGATGGACGCGTACATCGCATACAAGGCATTTAAGGAGGCGTTCGAATGAGCGATTTTGTTGTACCCGATTCAATCGCCCACGCGGGCGTCAAGGGTATGAGGTGGGGTGCTCGTCAACCCGAAACTCGAGGCGGCACTCCTCAAGGAACTCGTACCAAGGCTGAAGTCAACACGAACCCTAAGAAGGCTATGTCTACTAGGGTGGCTGTTGCTACGGGAAAAACCGTATTTGCTGGTACTGCTTTTACCGCTTCTGCCCTTGCTAAGGTGGGTGGCAAGTCTATTGAAAAACTGCTAGATCCCCAAACAGCTATGGATGTTGCTTCGCTTGCCAAATCCACTTATCTTGTTACCAAAGCAGTTACAAAAATTGCTGCGTTCCCCGTCAAGAAATTGGCGGACCGGTAGTGAGAGCATACGAATTGAGAAAGGGGGTGACCTATGGCTAGGCAAACAATTGGTGGTCGACTTGTGCACGCTTATAACGCGTTTACCAACCAGAGTGTGCAGAGTAACAAGCCGACAACGTCGACGTTTGGTACTAACTATAGCATCCGGCCAGATCGACTTAGGCTCTCTTTCTCCAATGAGCGCTCGATCGTTTCGTCGATCTATACCCGTATCGGAATTGATACCGCCAAGGTTGCACTTCGTCACGTTCGACTCGATGCTGAAAATCGCTATGTCGAAGACCTACGAAGCGGACTTAACCGGTGCTTGAGCATTGAGGCTAATCTAGATCAGGCGTCTCGCGCGTTTCTCCAAGACGTAGCGATGTCCCTTTGTAACGAGGGCGTTGCTGTTCTTGTTCCGGTGGATACTACAGTCAGTCCTGAGGAAACCGGTGGATACGACATCTTAACGATGCGTGTTGGCACCGTTGTGAGTTGGCACCCTAAGCACGTCAGGGTGAGCCTATACAACGAAGAGACCGGCCGACGAGAAGAACTGATGCTCAACAAGCGGACTGTCGCTATCATCGAGAATCCTCTATATTCGGTGATGAACGAGCCTAACTCGACTCTGCAGCGTCTTATTCGGAAGCTCAACCTTCTGGATGCCGTTGATGAGCAGTCGAGTTCAGGAAAACTTGACATGATCATTCAGTTGCCATACACGATTAAGTCCGAAGCCCGCCGAGCCCAGGCGGAGCAGCGTCGCAAGGACATCGAGTTCCAGCTGAAGGGTAGCCAGTACGGTATTGCATACACCGACGGCACCGAGAAGATCACTCAACTTAACCGTCCTGCTGAGAACAACCTTCTCAAGCAGATCGAGTTTCTGGTCGATATGCTTTATGGCCAGCTAGGGCTTACGGCCGAGATTATGAACGGCACGGCAGACGAAGCCGCAATGCTGAACTATTTCGATCGTACTATCGAACCTATTCTGGGCGCTATTGCAGAGGCTATGAAGCGTTCCTTCCTCACGAAAACAGCCATCACCCAAGGCCAGTCCATCGAGTACTACCGCGATCCCTTCAAGCTTGTGCCTATGGCTCAGCTTGCTGAGATGGCTGACAAGTTCACTCGTAATGAGATTGTGTCCTCTAATGAGTTCCGAGGATTCATTGGTTTGAAGCCGTCGAAAGACCCGAAGGCTGACGAGCTTCGTAACAGTAATGTTCCTCAGCCTGGCGATCCTGGAATGGCTACCCCTGCTCCGGCAGAAGCCACTCCGCCAGACACTAGCGCCTTTGACGAAATCGATAAGGTTCTTGATTCGGTCTTCCAAGACCTCGGAGTTGATGAGGCTGCGAGCCCATGACGTTTGATGTTGAAGCGTTCATCGGTAACTACCTCTCCCATGCAGGGGACTATGATCCAGCCAAAGCTAGGGATTACTACCTGCGAACCCGAACACTCAAGGGAAGAAAGAAGGGGTCTGTAGATGTTCCTTCAGGCGATCGACCTTCTTCATCTGCTAGTGGCCCTAGACCAAGGGGGCGACCGACTGCTTCTGTGCTGAATGTATCACAGAAGAATCAAGCCGCCGCTGCGGAGCGGGTAGCCAATATTACTGCTCGACTTACTAAGCTGCAGGGCGTTCTCAGCAAGCTTCTTGAAGATGCTGGTAGCTCTAGTTCCACTTCCAAGGAACAGTCAAAATCGGAGGATTCTAAGAAGTCTACTGAAAAGAAGACTGACGAAAAACCTTTGACTGCGAAAGAAAAAGCTGATGCTCGTGATCGAGCAGCTAAGAGCTACGAGAAAAACAAGGAGTCCTCTAAAGAA